CAGATGCGTGCGTTCCGCCAAAAACCACCTTTTTGCCCCGAATCGTGAACTCTCGGCGTGCTGCTTAGTGTCCACCGCGAGCAAAAACAGGCTATTCGCCTGTTTTTCAGCAGCCAACGACCGATCTGGACAACCAAAGTCGATGCCGATACTCTTGGCGTGGTGACTATCAAACGCTGCATGGAGGAAAGCGATGATCAGGCTCGCGAAACAAGGAGTCTTCTGGACGGTTCAGGGCGAGGGGTGGTACGCCGGCGAGCCGATGGTCTTCATCCGGCTCTCCGGTTGCTCCGTCGACTGCCCTGGCTGCGACACGAACTATCAACCGCACTCTGAACACGACGAAGCAGACGTCGTGAGCATGTGCGAAGAGGCTCGTGAGAGAAACGGCGGCAGGGCGAAGTACGTCTGGGTGACCGGCGGCGAGCCGACCGACCAAGATTTGCTTGACCTCAACCTTCGACTCTGGGGTGCTGGCTTCAAGCCATGCATCGCAACCTCCGGCGTCAGGGAAGTTAAGGGTCGATGGTGGTGCGTCTCCGTGTCACCTCACACGGCTGACTTCAAGCAACGGTCTGGATACGAGATCAAACTCGTTCCAGAACTCAACGGACTGCGGCTCGAAGACCTCGATCTCTCTCATTGCAGTTTCGGGTACTGGTGGGTTCAGCCTATGGCCGGAAGCCGATCCAGCCTTGAGGCGTGCTGCGATTGGCTCAAGACTAACCACCACTTCCGAATGTCTCCACAAAGCCACAAAGCGTGGGGGATGCCATGATCACAGTCACGAAGGAGTTTCACTTCTACGCGGCACATCGCAACGAAGAGATCGGCGGCAAGTGTGGGAACATCCACGGCCACAGGTATGGCCTGACCGTGACGGTCGAGGAGCCGCGAAACGGAAGCGTGACTGTCCTGTTTGAGCAACTGGAGAAGTGGGTTGAGTTCGAGATTGTCGGGCTGGCCGACCACTCGCTCATCCTCAACAGGGAAGACCCTTGCGCGGACGCCCTCGTCGCCTCTGGAGCCTGCGGAAAGATTTTCTGGATCAGCGGCCCGTCGTCGTGCGAGAACCTCGCGGAACTCTTCTTTTCGATGCTTCAGAGCGTCGGCGCAAACGTCGTATCCCTGACTCTGAAAGAGACTGACACATCTAGCGTAACGGTGAAGCCATGAACGTGTATTTGTGCGGCCCTATCAACCAGATGACGGACGAGGAGTGCATGGGGTGGCGAAGGCACGCCTCGGAGCGACTTTCGCAGCACAGGATTCTTAATCCTATGGACCGCGACTACCGAGGCATGGAGAGTCTCTACAAGGACATCGTCGCCTTCGACCTTCAAGACATCGACGAATCCGACTGCCTGTTGGTCAACGCCGGTCGTGCTAGTTGGGGAACGGCGATGGAGGTCTTCTATGCGGCGAGGGCCGGGAAGTCGGTTGTCGCTTACTCGTCTGCCGCCACCGATTCGATCAGCCCTTGGCTCCGTTGTCACTGCACGGCGATCTATTGGTCGCTCGAAGAAGCCTGCAACGCCATCAACAACCTTCAGGTTCTCACGGCACTCCGATGATCTACCTCGCCAGCCCTGGCAATCAGCAACAGGCGGAACACGTCGCCGGAATGCCGGTGCTGCTCTCATACGGGCTCTATGACCCGTTCCTTGACAGGTATCAGCACACATTCGGCCGCATCCTGATCGACAGCGGCGCGTACAGCGTGTTTAACTCGGGAAAGACGATTGACGTTTCTGCCTATGCCGAGTGGGCCAAGCGATGGGACGGCCACGCTGACGCGATTGCAGGGCTCGACGACATCTCTGGCGATTGGAGGCAGAGCCTCAAGAACTACGAGGCGATGACGGTCGGCTTCCCGACGATGCACGACACTGATCCGCCGGAACTCCTGAAGGACTTGATCCCAATCGCCGAGGCTCGCGGAAAGTGGATTGGCGTCGGCCTGAAGCCACCTCGTCAGGGCAAGGAGAAGTTCGTTCGATGGGTTTGCGACAACATCCCCGAGGACTTCCACGTCCACGGGTGGGCGCTGCGGGCGTATTCGCACGTCAGGCGGCTCGACAGCATGGACAGCACGAACTGGTGGCGGGACGGGTTCAAGGTCAGGCGCGACCTCCCCTGGCTGACCTACGGAGAGGCTCTTGAGATCGTCGTGAAGCGGTATCAGCGAGAGAGCCGAATGTTCGTCGAGGACAGCCAAGCGATGCTTTTCGACGACGACGCCGCGTAGGGTTTGGCTCTCTACTGATTTGCGTGCCGCCCCCCTGCCCCGTCATGCTATATGGCATGAGAGGTCGTCCACCAAAGCCGAAGCACATCCTTGAACTCACGGGCTCGAAGCACGCCAAGGGCCGCGAGGAGTTGGGGACTGCGCCGGCCACGATGCAGCCGCCCGAGTGGCTGAAGCCGAGGGCCAAGGTGCTCTTCGGCCGGCTCGTCGAGTGGCTGACCAAGATGGGGACGCTGGCCGAGACGGACGAGCACGTCCTGATTCGCTACTGCGTCGTCTACGTCATGTGGGAGTATGCCGCGCAGCAACTCCAGGCCATCGACCTCGCGTATGTCGAGGTCACCGCACCTGACGGAAGCCTGCGATTCTCGCGGGCGACGGGCGTGGCGACCCAGGCAAAGGAGTGCGGCGAGCAACTTCGACACCTCGAAACGGTGTTGGGGCTTACACCAGCCGACCGAACACGCCTCGGATACGGGGCAGTGAAGGTCGTCGCCGACCCCGTGGATGCACTCTTTGGCGACGCCGCCGCAGGTTGACATTCGCGCTTTCGCGCGGTTGCTCAAACATACCGAGGCTCCATTCTCGGGGCAGCCGTTCGTGCCGCAGCCCTGGCAGGACGACTACCTCGACAAACTCTTCAACACGAAGAGGCAGGACGGGCTTCGCCAGTATCAGCGGTCGCTGCTTGCCCTGCCCCGCAAGTCGGGCAAAGCGCTCGATATCTCCACGCCACTACTCACGGCTGCCGGCTGGAAGACTATGGGCACCGTCGATGTAGGCGACGAGGTGTTTCACCCAAAAGGCCACACGACTCGCATTGTTGCCGTCAGCGAGGTGATGCACGATCGGCCGTGCTACGCCGTCTCATTTACGCACGGTGACGAGATCGTCGCCGACGCCGACCACCTCTGGAAGACAAGCGCCAGGATCGACAAGCCAGGGCAAGGAACAAGTCAAAATCGCAGCGGCAAGAATATCCCAGGTCAGCGAATTCGGACGACTCGCGAGATTGCTGAAACTTGCCACGCAGGCCCGAGGCGCGACAGAAACCACAGCGTCGATGTCGCCTCCTCTGTTCAGTTCCCCGAAGCCGACCTTCCGGTCGATCCATACATCTTGGGAATCTGGCTCGGCGACGGCTCGACGCATTGTGCGAGAGTTGCCGTTGGATTCAAGGACACCCAGACAATCGAAAATGTCTCGGCCTGCGGTGTGCCGACAACAATCCGCAGGGAAAAGACGGCGTATTCGGTGACGCTTGGCGGCAGGGCACGAAAACCGAGCGAGGTTCGGCCAGCGAAGTCGACAGTGCAGTCGAAACTTCGCAGCATCGGGGTTCTCGGAAACAAGCACGTTCCCGCGATGTACAAGTTCGCCAGCGTTGAACAGAGGCTTGCTCTCTTTCAGGGGCTCATGGACTCCGACGGCTCCATTGCCGTTCGGGGGGAATGCGAATTCTCAAGCACATCGCGCCGTCTCGCAGAGGACTTTGCCGAACTCGCCACTTCGCTGGGGCTAAAGATTGGTTTCTGCGAGGCCGTCGCTACCATCGGCGGGAGAGTGATAGGGCCAAAGTACCGCATTCATTTCACCCCGCTTTTGCCGATGAGGGTGTTTCGACTTGACCGCAAACAGGCTCGCGTGAAGTCGCGGCCGACGGTCGCAGCACGGTCAAGAACACGGCAGATCATCTCCTGCACGCCGGCAGCATCGGTTCCAGTTCGGTGCATTCAGGTCGAATCGCCCGATGGAATGTTCCTCGTCGGCCGCTCGCTGATCCCGACACACAACTCGGCCATGTGTGCCGTCATTGCAGCATACGAGGGTTTCTTCGGTGCCGACGGCGGCCAGATTCTCATCGCTGCCGGCGACCGAAAGCAGGCGAGCCTGTTGTTCACAGCGTGCTCAAGGTACATCGAATCATGCCCCGGCCTCCTAAAGAGGTCGAAGATTTACAAAGGCTCAATCGTCGTCCCCCACAAGAAGTCGACGATCCAATTCCTTTCTAGCGAGCATCGAGGAAAGCACGGCTTCAATCCAAGTCTTTGCCTAGTGGACGAGTTTCACGTCCAGAAGAATCGTGACCTAATCGACGTCCTCGAATCGGGCATGGGTGCAAGAGCCGAGCCGCTTGTTGTCTACATCACGACGGCTGGAATGGACCGCATCGGACCATGCTACGAGGAGTGGCAGCGTGCCTTGAAGATTCAGGAAGGAACTCTGGTCGACCCGACGTTTCTGCCGTGCATCTACGCTGCCCCTGACGACGCCGACCCTTTCGATGAGTCGACGTGGAAGATCGCTTCACCGAACTACGGAATCACGATCCGCAAAGAGTTCATGGAGCGAGAGGCGGCCCTCGCACGCGAGAGCGTCGCCCAGGAGATCAAGTTCAAGACGCTCTACCTAAACCAGTGGGTTTCCAACGGAGCCAACCGCTTCTTCAGGACAGGCCAGTTCGAGAAGTGCGACGCACCGCTCCGCGACACCTCGAACCTCCCTTGCTACTGCGGGCTCGACCTGTCGAGCACCCAAGACACGACCGCGTTCGTGGCTGTCTGGCCGGGCATCGACCTCGACGGCAACCACGACGGCACCTTCGATGTCTTCGCTCACCTCTTCCTTCCAGAGGCGAACGCAGACAAGGACGAAGCGCCGTACCGCCAATGGGCGAGAGACGGATTTGTTACACTATCGGAAGGCGATATTGTTTGCTACGACACGGTTCGGAACTACGTTCTCTCGTTCTGCGAGAAGAATCAGGTCCGCGCCGTAGCGATTGACAGGTGGAACGCCACGCACATCACGACGCAGTTGACGTCTGACGGGATTGAAGTCAGGCCGTTCGGACAAGGCTACGCCTCGATGAGTCCGGCGACTAAATTTTTGTCGACGCTCGTTTTGGGGCAAAAACTACGACACGGCGGAAACCCGGCGCTGACCTACCAAATGTCGAACCTTCAGGTCCGCACCGACGACGCCGGGAACATCAAGCCGACCAAGGCTCACTCTCACTCGACGGCCAGGATCGACTCTGCCGTTGCTCTCGTGATGGCTATTGGCATCGCTTCCGGCGACGCCCGCGGCCCCGAAGAAGCCCCCGAGTTGGTGGTCTTCTGACCTCTTATCCTCCACGCCGCGACACAAAATGGCCGTAAGAGAAGACGAAGAAGTCGCCGACCTGATCGAGATGCGGAGCAACCTCTCTCGCATCTTCGAGGAGATCGTCAACACGAGGCGAACGGTCGCCGGCGTCACGATCAGCCCCGAGACGGCCCTCGAATGCAGTGCCGTATTGGCGTGCGTCAGAGTGCTCTCGGAATCAATTGCAAGCCTCCCTATGGGCGTTTATCGACGCCTCCCCGGTGGCGGCAAGGAGATCGCCGAGGAACAGCACCTTCACGAGGTGCTCTGCTATCAGCCCAATTCGTGGATGACGGGGTTCGAGTACCGGGAGTTGATGCAGTCTTGGCTTCTTTTGTGGGGTAATGCCTACAGTTACATCAAGCCGGGCCGCAACGGTGCCGTCAGCGAACTGATCCCGCTTCATCCTTCGAGGATGGAGGCGAAGCGGCTCTCCAACGGCAAACTTCGCTACTACTACACCGAGCCGACCACGCCGATCCAGCCGGAGATCAAGGTCACCGAATATCGGCAGGACGAAATTTTCGCCCTTCGCTGGCTCTCGTCGGATGGGGTCACAGGATTTGTTCCCACCACCCTATCGCGCGACGCGATCGGACTCGCCAGGGCGACGGAACTTCACTCGTCGTCATTCTTTGGGAATGGAGCCCAGGCAGGCACTTACATCGAAACCGATCAGCCTCACAAGCCCGAGGCTATTCAGCGTTTCAAGCAGCAATGGGACGAGGCTCATCAGGGGCCAAACAAAGCATTCAAAACTGTGGTCATGCCGTATGGCTTCCACAAGAAAAACGACCAGGCCGC